TTTGTTCATTAAAGCATCAATAACAAATTTGTGGTTTGCAAATACAACCAACTTACCATCCACTTCTAAAAAGTTTTCAATCCATTCAAAAGCTTGTGGTAATTTTCCAAGAACTGCCAATTGTTTCAACCCTTCAATCTCAGCAAGAACTGCAGCAGATGATGCTCTTTCAGCAGCCGCAGCACCTTTGTTTTCTTTAACCCAAGCGATAAAGTCATTTTCAGCCTTTTTATACTCTTTTGCATTGCTCAATTCCATTGGAAGGAATGAGTATAACTTATCTGGTAGGTCAGTCAAAACCTCTGCTTTTTTCCTGCGAATCATGATTGAATCAATTAACTTTTTATGTAATTCTTCAGTGTTACTAGATCCATTGAAATCCCAACCAAACCCGTTATGTTTTGCTCCACAATAATTTTTAGCATAGTAAAAGAAGTTTGGGAACAATGCTGGATCAATCAATTTAATAGCATTGTAAAATTCAACAGGTCTATTGACAATAGGGGTTCCAGATAGACAAATAATGTGTGGAATGTTCTTCCCTAATTTTAGAACTGCCTTACTTCTTTGGGCTTGTTTATTCTTGAAGTAATGACATTCATCAGTGATTAAAACGGATGGTTTAATTTTCAATAACTCATCTACCCAAGCATGAAGAATATCATAATTGATGATGATAATTTCTCCAATAATAGGTACTCCTGTGTTAGTACCTGATATCACTTGCACCTTTGGATGTTGCATCCACGCTGATGCTTCATTCATCCAATTATACTTCAAAGATGCAGGAACTACAATGATCACAGGACGATGTTCTGGATGTAATTGTAACCAAGCCAAAGCCTGTACAGTTTTTCCAAGACCCATTTCATCTGCAATTAATGCCCTACCCTCTTTTAATTCAATAAAACTAACACCTTTCTTTTGGAAAGGGAATAGTGATTTTCTAAGTCCCGGAATATCAATTTCTTTTATTGTTGTTATATTTTCCGGCTTAACCAAAGCACGATTCAATATATTTGATAATTCATTATCTAAAATGAATCCCCATTCTTTCAGATTAAATACAGATTCTTTTGTTAAAGGACATGTCCAATATTTGTTTAATCCTTCATTATGGAATCTTCTACCAGATAAGGTTTTCACCTTTTCTAGATCATTAACATTAAAAGGAAAGGTGATTTTTATTGCTGCCTCTCCTGTTTTTGCATAGTAGGTTTTACTAGCCTCTCTATTAGACTTTGTATGTATAGTAGAGTTTATAGCACTTGAAGGTTTTATAGCCTCTTCATTTCTTATTAATATTGGATGATTTTCTGGAGTTTCTACCACATCCACTGTAGGTAAAACCTCTTTAATACAGGATTTTGGAACCCATGTATCAATCTTTATGGATTGCATAGCACCTTTGAGCCTCTCAATATTTTCAATATTGTACCCTCCAATAAGGTTCCAATCATGAAAATGTTGTCCGCATTCTGGACCAATACCTAATTCTAAAGAAACTGGGTGGGTTAATTCCCTTCCACAAGAACAACAAATTCCCATTCTTCTGGTTTCTGTAGTTCCTCTTCCGTAGAGGTACATGGCTCTAGGGGTTTCGGTTAATTGATTTGCCACAAAATATACTGGTATATTTTTCTCTCTGGCAAAGCGCGAATTCACTTTGTAAATTTTTGACATGATTTCTAAGTATTTAGGCAACTCCAATAAAGGTTTGATGCCGGGTTTGTAATTATGATTCCAATAAATCGATGTAGGCTTTTGCTACCCTTTGACAAAATTTAATACATTCCTTTTCTGTTTTAAAACATCCAAGGTTACTTTTGAATTCAAGGGATAGGCTTTGAATAATAAATGGGAGAGTACGGGATGGGTTGTAGGTATAAACTAGAAGTTTTACTTTACCTAAATACATCCCGGTGGTTTTTAAAGTCAATGACTCTTCGGATTTGAAGGATACCTTTATATTGATAGTAGAATCAAAAAAGGTTGGTTTGTCTGGTTTAATTGTTCTTGCCATATCAAAAATGAATTGAATTTGGATCTTCAAGGAATGCTTCAATAGACATATTTCGTTCTACTTCCGGATTATATGATACAGATATGTTGTATTCCGGAGATGGAAATTTTTCTACAAATAGACTTATTAGCACCTTCACTTCATTTATGTTTGATAAAGAACGTGGATGGGTGGCAAATAGATGTTTGTATCCCGGTTTAACACCTTGTGCTAATTTTGAGGGATCTTCCATTTTGGCAACATTAATTTCGTAATACATGGCTAAATTAGTTTTAATAAGCGGTTTAAATCCTTTTCTGAAATGGTGTAATATGTACTACAATTCTCTTGATCAATTGAAAATTTAACTTCAATTTTTTTCTTGCTACAAAGATTGTTAAACCAATCTTCAAAAGAACGGGAGTAGAACATAAATTCAAGCCCAACGAGTTGGAATACTAATAGGTCATAATAGAACCATTTGAAACCATCCTCTGTGGTTTCTTTCCTTAATGGATAACTTGATGCTGTCATTGTGGTATGATTTTTAATTAAAATTAAATGTGAATAATTCTTGTAGATTTTTGGTAGGGATGGATCCTAGTGGACACATCTCATATAGTTCAGTGGGAACAGATTTGATACGTTTAATCAAATCCTTTCCTTCCATTAGATATTGATTAACCATACATCCACCATTCATACGTAAAAGATAGAATGATGACATATATGCAAATGGAATAAATGTATGTGATTTCATGATCGTATCATTTTAAGTGAAGCGTGTTTGGTGTTGATTAAACTTACACAATACCCTTTACTTTCAAAGTGTTCTGCTATTTTTGGAAATGATAATGCAATAGCGGATTCAACCTTCCAGATAGGATACTTTTCCACCCTTCTACTAGATTCTGCAAATAAGCATGATGTTTCATTGCTTATCATTATAGAATAAAGTACAGGAACTTCAGGAGCAGGAATTTCAGTAGATGCTGATTGATTGATTTTTACCCCATTCATTTTTGTCCGTCTGGAGTACGGTTTGAGATGAATTTGGGTGTCTGAAAACCTTAACATTTCAAAACCAGCCCTACGGCTGGCTCTCAATAGTTGTTTAAGTCTGCCTCTCTTTGGGCAGTCCTCTTGGATTGTTAATGTTTTCATACTAATATCCCCCAGTAAAAGTGATTACTATTTCACCCTTTTTATCTTCAACAGCATCAAAGGTTACCCCTGACTGAATTAACCCTGAGAGTATTTCTGTAAAAGTTGATGGAGAAACTGTTAATTGTTTCATAGTGGTATGATTTTTAGTTTGACATATACTAAACCTTTCGGTTTAGTTTCGGCTAATAAAGCCTCATCAGTATGTCTTATGCTAATTTATAATAACCGCGTTTAGTTCTGACAATCAATTTATGATTAACAAGTCTTCTAAGAAGAACATCAAAACTATATCCAGCACGATCCTTGTATATTAAGGATTGACATGCCCAATTATATCCAATTTCTTCACGAATGTCTGAATTTTTTGATTCACCATGTTCTTGAAGGTATGCTAAAACAAGGAATGGAAAACCTTGTACTCTTGGTTTGTAAGTTGTCATTGTGGTATGATTTAAGTTTGACATAGACCCTATTCTAAGAACTCTAGATTCTCAAAGAATAGGGTTTCGAGTATTTTAACTCTCATCAGTATGTCTTTGTAATAGATGCCCGAGTCCTATTGTGATTTGTCTACTTTCTACGGGTTTAGGGAACTCAGCCGAGGTTCCTGAAAAACTATCCCTTACCTAATGTGTGTAGAAGTAAGTTGGGCGTGGTAGAGGTGTTTGGGGATCCTGCGGTTGGATGTCGCTCTGTGTGGGTTGTCTCCTTAACCTGCTTACCGTTTCGATATGTCAATGAACCTAGGGGAGAATGTCTGCTGTTAAATATGACACGAAAGTACATCCTATAAATGGAATATCCTAATTTTTTTTAAACTTTTTTTAAACTTTTTTTAAACTCACTGTTATTTATATTCATTTTAAATAAGAAACCTTCACTTCTTAAAAATAATCCGTGTAATTTTATCCTGTTTTTAACAGAATAAAATTGAAAAATATAGACAAAATTGATATTCAATTTAAAGCTGTTTTTAGCCGTTTTAATCAATTTTGATAGTTGTACAGTATAATACATCAAATTTAGAAAGATAATTGATTTTCGTATAAACAGTGGTACTCTAGAAGGTGTTTTAAAAAAGATAGAAAATGAGAACAAAGGTATACAATCCAACCGGGAGAGGGAGAAAGGGATATTGGCAACCATACATGGCTGACCTCACATATAAGCTGTGTTTGCTAGGAAAAACCAATGCAGAGTTAGGATATTTCTTAGGGGTATCCGAAGGGGTGATTGAGAAGTGGTATCAAAACAATCCAGAATTTCAAGATGCATGTAAAAGGGGGAGGGTGATCGCCGATATGGAAATTTCCCATTCATTGTATGAACTCGGAAAGGGGTACTCCCATCCACAGGATATTATCATATCCAACCGGGTTATTGAATATGATGAAAAAGGAAAACCGGCAAGATCCTATGTAGAACCCCTAGTAGTAAAAACTACAAAACACTATCCACCGGATTATGCTGCTTGTGTTAAATGGTTATCCACAAGACAAAAGGCGATTTGGAATGATACCCAGAATGTCAATATCAGCCTAAATCAACAAATCAACATCACCCAAATCGCGGAGGAGTTGGCAGACCCAAGAAAGTTTACCACAGAGGAGATCCGATTGGCGTTGCATTGTGGCATCCTAGATACTGTACAAAAGATTCAAGGTAATAAATCCCTAGAAAACTAGAAAAAGAGATGGAAACAGGGATATCAAGAAGGACCAAGTTGTCAAACGGGCTACCCGCTCACAAGCGGGAGGTGCTTCATATCGCCATGCAAAATCCATTACTACTGATAAGGGAATTGAATAATCGTAGCTTTTTTGAATTTTTCAAATTCTTTTGGCCTGAGGTCAGCTCAGAACCCCTCATATTGAATTGGCATATTGAATATCTATGTGGGGAATTGCAAACAATAGCAGAAAGGGTAGGTAACAATAAACCAAGGGTAGAGGATCTAATCATTAACATCCCCCCCGGTACAACCAAAACTATTCTATGTAGTATAATGTTTCCAGCATGGTGTTGGACTAGGTGGTATCATATGAAATTTATATGTGTTTCCTACACAGCACAGTTGGCGCTAGAATCAGCAGAGTATAGCAGGGATCTTGTACGTAGTGATCGATTCTCGGCGGTGTACCCTGAACTCGGGATAAAGGAGGATAAGGATACAAAATCCAATTTTAGGGTAATTAAGAGGGTTTCAACCACACCGGGCAAAACGCAAGCCATATTACATGGGGGGAATAGATTTTCAACATCAGTCGGTGGATCGTTAACAGGCTTCCACGGACACATCATAATCTGGGATGATCCACTTAATCCACAACAGGCTGTATCAGAAACAGAATTGCATAATATTAACAGGTGGATGAGTCAGACATTGCCCACTAGAAAGGTCAACAAGGTAGTATCAACTACAATTGGAGTCATGCAACGTTTACATCAGAATGATCCTAGTGGGTACATACTTGGAAAGAAGAAGAATGTTAAACACATCTGCCTGCCCGGGGAGATAAATAATCCAAAGTATGCAGAATTGGTTAACCCTCCAGAATTGAAATCAAAGTATGTTGATGGTTTACTAGATGCCAATAGGTTGAATGAGGTGGTGTTGAAAGATCTTGAGGCAGACCTTGGACAGTATGCTTACGCTGGGCAGATTGGACAATCTCCAACCCCACCAGCAGGGGGAATGTTTAAAGTGGATAATTTTGCATTCATGGAGCGGTTAATTGGTAGTGCATTTATAGAAACCACTGTACGATTCTGGGATAAGGCGGGCACAAAAGAGCAGGTGGATGGGAAAGGAAAGGCTTGTTACACGGTAGGGGTAAAAATGAGTAAACTATCCAATGGAAAATACCTTGTACAGGATGTTATCAGGGGGAGATGGAGTAGTGAAGAGAGAGAGAGAAAGATATTACAAACCGCTGAGGCGGATGGGGTAGAGGTTAATGTGTATTATGAACAGGAGCCGGGATCCGGTGGAAAAGAATCAGCAGAGGCTACTACAAAGAACCTTGCTGGATTTCATGGGCAGGCTATTCTACCAAAAGGGGATAAGATATACAGGGCAGATCCATATTCTGTACAGGTAAATTTAGGGCAGGTTATTCTATTAAAAGGGGATTGGAATCATGAATACATAGAGGAGCACAGGCATTTTCCTTTTTCTACATATAAAGATCAGGTGGATGCTAGTTCCGGAGCATTTTCAAGATTAGCATCAAAACGAATGGTAAAAACTTACGGCAATGGCACAAACAAAAGGAATTAGTAGTAGCAACAGAATGGCTATCTATAGTGAATTATCCAACCGATTAGCATTGGCTGGATATTTCGGTAAGCAGTATGGGGATAAGAGAGATTTGTACACTGCTTTGGGATATCCTGAAGATGTAACATGTCGAGATTATGCTGCTAAGTTTAAACGGTTAGATATTGCTAATGCAATAATCAATAGACCAGTTAATGCAACATGGCGTGGAGAACTTTCCTTGGTTGAAACAGATAAAGGAAATGAAACAGCATTTGAAAAGGCGTGGAAGGAGTTAGATAAACGGTTAAAACTCAAGAATAAGTTTATCAGGGTTGATCGATTAACCGGATTGGGCAGGTATGGTATTTTGTTACTTGGATTTGATGATGTTCCCGATGCACAAGCCATGATGACTGCAGTTAAATCAGGAACTAGAAAACTTTTATATGTAAAAGCATTAGGAGAACTTGATGCTACAGTCAACACCTATGTTACAGATTCAAGCAATGAGAGATATGGGCTTCCATTGACCTACAATATCACTTTATCAACACCAGATGGCAGTTCTACCAACTCATTAGTGGTACATCACAGCCGTATTATCCATATTGTTGATCAGGCAACAGAGAATGAGTGTTTAGGAACACCAAGATTGGAGGCGGTGTATAACCGATTGATGGATTTAGAAAAGGTGGTAGGGGGTAGTGCTGAAATGTATTGGAGAGGTGCTCGCCCCGGGTATGCTGGAAAGGTTGACCCAGATTACAACATAGGTACTGTACAAAGAGCAGATCTTGAGGAACAGATGGATCTATTTGAGCATGATTTACGCCGTCTGTTTATCAACGAGGGGATTGAATTAAAGGCGTTGGAGCAGCAATTAGCAGATCCAAAAGCAACGGTGGATGTTCAATTAATGATGATCAGCGCGGTGACCGGAATACCTAAAAGAATATTAACCGGGACTGAGGAAGGGAAGTTAGCAGGTAGTCAGGATGCGGATGAATGGGCATCATACATCACCGGGAGAAGGGATGAGTTCGCAGAGCCAATGATTGTACGAGAGTTTGTTGATGTGATGATAAAATATGGAGTACTCCCCAAGTCTGAGGAGTATACAGTAGCATGGCAGGATCTATTCAGTTTGAGTGAGAATGATAAGGTGAAGATTGGGGCAATGAGGGCTACTGCAATAAAGGATTATTGTACAAATCCAATGGCTCAAGAAATCATGCCTCCAAAAGCATTCTTTGAATTCCTTTTAGGGTTGGATGCGGATCAGGTGGATATAATTAACACCATGATGGAGGAGTACATGAATAGCGAAGAGAAATTGAAAGCAGATCAAGAAAAGGAACTGGAGGAAATACAATCCGAAGAGATTGAAATTGAAGGGGAGCAGGATAGCACCAAGAAACCTGCATCCCCAAACCCTCCAAAACAGGTAACTAGAAGAAGAACTGTATAATATGAATACTTTACTAGCCAATAGGAAAAGGGTTGTAGGATCACTGATCATCTCTACATATCAGAGAATGAATCAGTATGATCCTACTAAAACTATGGCTATCCGTAACGCCTTTTCAAACCAGATGAAGAAAAGGTTTGCTGATTTAAAGGCTGCAATCAAATTGGTGATTGTGGATCAGGATGTGTTCGGATTGACAAATATAACTACCCATGCAAGGGCAACAGACTCTCCGGGATTAGGAAATAAGGCATTTCAATTCCTCACCAAGCAAGAAAAGGTTGAAGGGTTTATGGAGTGGCTCAAGGATCAGGAACAAAAAGGGTTATTGAAGGTTGCAACATTGCCACAGGTGGGTGCTAGTAGAAATGAAGCATGGACTAACATGTACGTGGAGGATAGTTACAAGCGAGGGGTGATGAGGAGTCGTTATGAAATGGAGAAAGCGGGGATCACCGTTCCTAATATAGAGAGCACCGGGGGAATACAAGCAAGTATGTCCACCCCTTTTCACATAGATCGGGTAGGGATGTTGTATACTAGAGCATTTGAAGGATTAAAGGATATCACCACCACGATGGACAGGCAGATCAGCAACGTGCTTGGGCAGGGGATGATTGATGGGGATGGTCCTGCATTGCTAGCAAGAAAATTGAACGCGGTGATTAGTGGGGGTGGTGAAACTTTAGGGATTTCTGATACCCTTGGAAGGTTTATTCCAGCAGAACGCCGGGCGATGATATTGGCTAGAACGGAAGTCATCAGAGCACATCATCAAGGTATGGTACAGGAGTACAGGAATTGGGGGATGGAGGATGTCAAGGTACAGGCAGAGTTTAGGGATGCTGGTGATTTGCGGGTTTGCCCAGAATGTCAGAGTTTGGATGGGCGGGTGTTTAGTCTGGATGATATTGAGGGGATGATCCCCGTGCATCCACAATGCAGATGTATTGCTTTACCGAAGGTAGTTAAAGGAAAACGGGATAAAAAGGTAAAAGAAACATCAGAGGAATCTCTATTTCAAAACTCTGCGATGGATACTGAATACAATAAGTATAAAAAGGATTATGATAAGTTTTGGAATGAGAGAACCCCGGAAGAAAGAGCGTACTTATTAGATCCTACTAAAAAATATGATCATGATACATTAATGTTTAAGGAACGACTTAAACATAAGATTGAAAAAGAGATGGGGGATATTTATAATGCTGGAAAAGATTGGAGATCTTCTACATATAGACCAGATCCAATGCGATTAAAAAATTCAGCAATTCAGATTGAAAAGGGATTAACTGATTTTACTGGAACTGAAGCTCAATTAAAGGAGTATTTATTGCATCCTGAAAATATGATTGAGAAATCCAATTATTTACGAATGAAGGCATTCAATCAAGCGTACATGGAATGGGCCGGTGTTGAAGAAAATGTTATTCTATATAGGGGGGTTGGGGGATCTACCGGGGAAAGTATGGCAAAAGCAATACAAAATTTAGAACAACAGAAACGAGTTAGAACTAAATGGGATCTTGTAGATATGCCTTTAAGTGGATATACTGATAATCCACTTGTAGCACATACATTCGGTGCAGATTATGGTGGAATAGATGTTAAAGTGACCATCCCAAGGAAGGATATCTTTTGGCATAAAGATTTGTTAGGTGGATTGGATGGTAGATTGGATAATGAGGCAGAGTATATTCTACTTGGTAGGGTAAGAAAGGTAAAAATAGGTGATATCAAATACAAAAAATATGACAGATTCAAAATCTAGGTTTGTAAAGGTGGAACCTTATACAGACAAAACCATTAATGTATCCTCAGATTTAGCTAACGGGGATTGGCTGAATGCTCGACGTCTCTTATTGAAAGAGAAGGAAGGGGATGTAGAAGCTACAAGGGAATTAACTAAAATGGAAAATACACCTTTAGTTAAACTAGTGAAATAACCTTTAAAATTAACGCGGGTATATAAATTATCAGCTTTAATAAAATAAAGGCTAAAATCATAAGAAAACATAGGTAGAATTAAATGATAAGGAGTATAGGTTATGGCATTAAAACATAGAATCGGTAAATCACAAACCCTTCCATTTCAAATAAATTGTATTGGAGCTGTTGAAGTGATAGTAATCTTTTCTGGTGAAGTTAGTAGAACTGTGTATGAACGGTTTTCCTATCCACAAAGAGGAGATTCCAGTGATGTGTGGACATTATTAGATGTTGATAGTACCGGACAGATATTTTCTGGAGTTCTTTCGGAAGATGCTACGGGAGGTGTAGCAGATGATTATCTGGTGTGTGATGTAAAGGCGTGGGACGCTTTAGGAAAAAATAGGGTTAAACGGTATCGTATCAGACCTTTAGCTTCCACAGAAGTAGAAACCATTAATTCATTATAATATGGCTGATTCATTTGACTTAGATTTTGAATGTTCTCCAGAAGCGGTAGAATTAGATTTTACCTTTTCCATATTGGAGGGCATGGAGGAGGCTCCAGTAGATGGGAAACAGTATGCTCGTAAAGATGGAGATTGGGTAGAGGTTACAGCAAGTTCAATTTCCACAGACGCCTCATTATCAGGAGAAGGAACCTCGACCAACCCATTATCTGTAACCGGGTTAATAACCTTCAATATCCAGTCGGATGATTATGCTTTACAGGTTACGGATGCGAAGAAACATATAATACTGACAAAGTCTGTAACCACATATTTAACCATAAATGATGTATTTACAGAAGGGCAGCAGTGTACCGTAGAACAAAATGGAATAGGGCAGGTGGTAGTGCTTGCTGGAGCAGGGGTGAATATAAAGGTTGCTGATAATAACTTAAAAACAAGAGTTCAGTACTCCGGATTTGTCATCATTAAGACTCCAACAGCAGGAGAGTATGCATTATTTGGAGATTTAACAACATAATATAATTATATGAACGGTTTACATTATGGTATAATGCAAAGTCTGGACAAAGGAGGTGTTCCTTTAAAATCTGATTTGAACCTACATATTATAGGTAGGTCTGGTTTGGATATGGTGGATGTTTACGGCAATAATGCCAAAATATTACCTTCGTGCGCTTACTTTGATGGAACTTCTTACTATTATAGAACTGGAATAAGACCGGGAACAGCTGACTTGTCTGGATTTATTGAGGTTGAGTTTTACTATGATGGAACTAATAGAATAGATTTCTTTAGCATAACAACCATCACAACAGCAACTAGATACTTCTTATTTTATATTGCTACTGATGGTAAACTTAATTTACAAATAAAAGAGCCAGCCGCAAATCCTGTTATATTTACTATTGCTTATCGTTCTACAAATGCTTTATCTGTTGGGTATCATAAAGCTAGAATAACTCATACAGGAAGTGCATTGCAATTTAATGTTGATGGCTCTGATGTGGCTGGAGGTTATGTGACAGGGTCGACTCCGAAGTGGATAGGTAATATATTATCAACTTCATCAAATAATATAGCGTTTGGGGCATATAAAATGTCGAATACAACAACTGTAAGCACTGGTAAAATATACTCAATTAATTACAACAACGTAAATAAGTGGATATTACACGGTCAGGGTAAATATGCTTTAGATTACGGAGCAACTTCTTACGCTGCCACAATTGATATACCTTGGGTTGGTTCACCATCTTACAGATTTGATGTACTGGCATCTCAATACATGCTAGATACTGGCTACTCAGTATTTACAAAAACAGGCGAACCAGATGAGATAGTTCCATACCAAAGCGCGGGAGTAATAAGCCCAACAGCAAACAGGGCAGCCTATATGTCTACTTATACAAGATATAAAGATGTTGATGGTGCTCCTGCAACTCATAATAACGCTCCGTCTGTTATTGATTTTGATTATGCTGTTAACGGGTTAGCGGCAAACTTTGACAGATCTAATGCTACTAAGTTTTCAAACGATGCTAGAACTGGTTATGAGTATAACGCTTTGAAGCCTTTTCAGTGGAGACCACAAGACATATTTAACCCTAAGATTTACTATAAGTGGCAAAACACAGGCAATAAACGAGTATTCTGCAAAGTAACGCAAGAGGATGAGATTATTTTAACCAATAACGAGATATTATCATACAATGCCAACAAGATTAATAGCAACGTCTTTAAAGTAGTTAAGTATTGTGGAATAGATGATTATTTCATCAAAGAAAACGGAGTACCGATTTACGATGTAAACGGGGATATGACATTCTTAACTGATTTTGTCACCGCTAATAACTTCTTAGCTTCTCCAACGATTGATAAGTTTGCTATTTACGAAAGAGGTGTTGATTTTACTGCCGATTCTGCACACTTTAGAATCCCATTCTGCGAAGTTGATAATGACGGAATATATATTGCTGGAACTGATGTAAGGCATGACACGAGCAGCGATTTTACCAAAACGGATAGCGCAATCAAGTTGTCTAATGATGGTGAAACATTCGGGGCAGGGGTTAAGGTTATACTAAATAATGAGGTTGATGCTAAGTCGAGGGTAGGAAGTAATATAATTCTAAACGATAAGAACACAGGGAGGGTTTATATTTTTTCTCATTCTGTTGATAATCATACAGAGGAGGGGTTAAGCGGTGTGGTTATAAACGATTTGATTTGGGATTTCTTCTATAGATATTCTGATGATAATGGTGTTACATGGTCAAATGAAATTTCATTAAAATCATTACTTTCTGCAAGCGGAGCAAACTTAATGCTACCCGGATGCAGTAATAAAGGAATCGTTTTAAGCAACGGAACTTTAGTTGTTCCAATCTACGAGGCTAGACATTCAACCAATCAACTAGAAACAGGTACGGATTGGCAAGTTAGAGGAGGTTTTATTTATTCGACTGACGGAGGCACAACATGGCTGCGATCCAATCTAATCGAAGCTCCAATATCTGAATGTTCGGTAATCGAGTATGAGCCAAATAAGATAATGCTGATTGGAAGGGCATTTGTAAATTACAAATACTTCTATACAACAAGTGACTTGGGGCAAACATGGACGGCTGCAACGGCAAATAAAACAGCTACATTAAGCGGCACTCCTACACAAATGGGAACTCACAAGCTAAATAAAACGTTATTAGTTAGCTGCCCAGACAATGAATCAGACAGAAGCGATGTTACTTTATTTATCAGTAAGAAGTATAGGGCTTTCATTCCTTTCTTGCTCATCGACACTGATGTTACCTATGGTTATACGTGCATGTGTTCTGATGCAAATGAAACGAAGCTATTTTTAATCTACGAAAAGGCCAATTACACTTATTGGGTAAACTTAACGGATTATCTTAAATACTTTAAATAATATAGAAATTGTCAATAAATTTAAAAGACCATGATAAATATTGAGTATTTATATGCAGCGATTGGATGGCTGGTGGTTTACCTAGGGGGAATCTACCTGCTGTACGGGATTTTACCTAGTATTTCCCAATCCTTTTATGAACTTCCTAAGTGCTGGAGATGGCTGTTTACTGTATTCCTTTTTGGATTCTCTATGTTAATAATACAGGCCTGTCCTAAACCAGTAATGTTTGCAGGAGCCTTGTGTATAATGGGGGTAGGGATGGTTCCGTATTTTAGCAAACCCAATCCTATCACAGATAAAAATCAACGTTGGCAGCATTATATATTAGCAGCAGTAGGGATGGGGCTTTGTGTGTTATCTACAGGAATTGAATTAAAATTACCATATGTAATGAGCATCGGTTTTATTGGAGGGGTATTTATTGCGTCGGATAAGGAGTTAAAAAACAGAATGCTTTGGTTAGAACTATTTATTATCGCGGATGTAATAGTAGGAATCTTAATAAAACATTATTCGTTATGAATGCAAGGGATAAACAAGAGATTAAAGACATCCTACATCAGTATGTAGGGGGTTACATTGGTGAACAGGATGCCAAATTTGAGGTAATTGCTTTGAGTCTAAAGCAACAAACGGATACCTCTAATCGAATAGAAACAAAGGTATCTCAGACCAATGGCAAGGTAGCAGACCAAGAAAAGTTGATTGCTGAAATACGAATCCAGCATGAACGAGAGATTGCCCAACTTAAATTAGAGGCAAGTAAACATCTTTTAGATTGTCCGCAAGGGGTAGTGATTAAAGAGATGGATGTAAAGTTTACTAAATTAATTGATAGAATTGATTCAGTACTATTGCCTGTAAAGTTTTTTGCGAACTATCCTTGGGCAGCTTGGGTCCTTATTATTGCCGTCGTGGTTAGCACGTTTCTAGGGTTTTATAGTATGGTCATGTAAAAGTTTTTTTGGAGGCTATTTATATTAATTTTAATTTTAACTCGTTAAAATTTAGGAATTTATTTCAATAAATAACAAGCGATTTTAAGCATTATTTTTTAATAGGTGCGTAAATTATCAGGTCAAGTAAGAAAGTGGTTAAAACCATAAGAAAATATAGTTAGAATTTAATTTAAATCAAAGGATATGACAAAGCATTATAAGGATTTATTCCAATACGGGTTAGCAGCATTGCTTGTAATAGCAATTCTAACGCTAGTATGTGTAGTGTTTTTTGTAGAACTCCCTTCAGGG